GTGCCTACTAGCTGTTACTCCCTCTGTTGCAATGGCTTCGCCATTGATCCAGTGTGGAAGACGAAAATCGTAAGAGTCGGTCATACCCTGGTCGCTATTGGTCACTTGCTTGCGCAAGAACCAGAGCGCCAAAGAACGACTATCTCTGCAGATAACGTCTTTGCTGACGGCTGAATACGCAAGCGTAAACAGTCGCCAGGGTCCACCCTCTCGGGTGGACCGGAGTAACTTTCGTTGATAAGCATGATAAGGGGTAATGAAAACCCCAGTCGTGCTATTTTCATTCCACGGAACAAAAGGAAGGTTTCGTTGCTGCACAATGGCAGCGAGATATTTCCAGAGTTCCCCGTGAGTACTAACAGCCGCGAGGCCGTTAATATTGTGACTGAGGTTGGGAAGATCCCAGCTCTCTTCACTACGGATGTAAAAGGGTGTAATATCTACACCCTCATAGAAGTCTCCACCACAGGATTCCCGGAAGGGGCCTGCAGTAAAGGACTTCTCTACATTTGGAATGAATCCGAAAAAGCGCAGTAAACGGTAGAAATCCTCAACGTAGTCTGGCTCGATTATTATATCGTCGCCATATACGGAAAAGGACTTCGAACCCGCAGCATGCGCAAGGCTAGCAAAGATCAGAGTTTCCAATGCGAAAGTTGCACCGTTCCCCATGCTGGAGAACTTTGCATATTTTCCGTACGTAAGTGACTCATCATCGCCTTCTGGGAGGTTAATCCCATTGAACGAAAAGTGAGTACTACGCAAGTCGTTAAGGTAATTATGCCATGGGAGCGGAAGCAACCATGACACAACACCACGACTCATTGTATCACTCGCCATCGAGAGGTCGACAGTACAGTAAGTACCGTCGATTGACCCTTTTAGAGCGAGCTCTCTGTTCTTCGATTGCTGAGACAGATCTATACCCCGGCTTCGCAGCCGGCGTTTAGCGTATGTGTCAAATGCAAGCTGAAAGGGAATACTCCCTGTAGGCTCACACGCGATCATACGATCTGTTCTACAGTTCTTAGGCACAGTTGCTAACCTGTTCCACCACACTTTCTCTACCTTCGGTTCAGGGTACCCGTAAAAACGGTACGCCGTCGTTAAGTAGGGAACTGCTCGTGGGCCAACGTCTATCGTCCTCTTAAAACGGAGGAATGGAATAGATTGTTGGCGGTTAGCAAGCGCAGTTGCGCCAGCGGTGAGTTTCAAGAGGAAAGGAATCTCCTCAAGAAAAACGTCGAAGTCGCCAAGGACGTTACTTATGTAACGCTCCGCCTTCGCTACCATCAACTGCATATCGGGATCGAGACGATCACGATGCAGATAAAAATGGTCTAAGCGTTTGTTGGTTATGCGACAAAGCCGCTCTCCTCGCAGAAATGCAAGGTTTGCAGCCTCTTCGCAAGAACCAGCGTGGCGGAAGGAGACATTCTTTTTAAAGAATGCTCCAATCTGACGGTGGATGCGACGATCTTGAAGGTTTCGATTAAACCCCTCAAGCTCAGCGCTTTTACGGATGATGGACTCCCAGTCCCTGGCTCGGATTGCTCCGAGATAGAACTGAAAGTCTTCATTCATCATCACGTCGGCATGGTCGGCAATGTAGTTTCGACAGACGTCGAAAGCTGACACGGTAGTATTCATACGAATATTTCCTTGTATAGTGAAATTAGTCCAAACGGACGGTTATTTTTCCTCAAGTATCTGAGGTGCAACCAGTTGGCTTAAGGGTAGTAGGTCTGTGATGACATTCGTCGGAGTCACTCCGATTATAATGCACACAGTTACTAGTCCAAAAGGCCATATGAATCTAAACATGATTCATCTCCTGATTGTTACTTCAAGTACTGCTGAGAGCTGACAAGCGAGGTAAACTCGTCACCAGCTACTATATCTCGTAGAATTACGAGAACAGCGTCACGATCAGTTGAGAGACCCTGTACAGGGTCCTTGATCTTGACCTCCATTGCCACCTTTTGCGGCAGTACATTGCCATCCGCGTCCACCGTTGCATGGTACACAACGACGGTTGTTTCGGCAACGCCAGTCCCGTTTGAAGGGGTCCGGCGCCGTACGGCCACCATCTTCGGCTTTTGGGTGGTATGCCCAGAAGTGAAGTAGGTTCTCTCATTCGGAGAGTCGTTAAACTCTGTGAGAGTGGTTGACATAGCTGCCATAATATCATCTCCTTGATGATAGGTAGTTACGGGATTCCGCTATCGCTCTCAGATCCAGAATTAGATCTGAGGTGAGTAGACGGCGCGTAACCTGTGGATGGTAATTAAGTACTATAGGAATGCGTTCAACGTCTTTTCCGGAAAATGTAACACCTCCGGTCCACACGCCATTTTGACGATTACTTTCGTTATCGCCAAAGGCAGTGGTGTAGTCCGCCACGTATTCGGTAGAAACACCGATACTTGACGTATACTCAGACGCGACCGCACTAAACGACAGCGCACGTATCGATGTCCCAATGTCGTAGACCCAATCGAGAACAAAGCTCAGGGGTACTAACTCCCAAGCAGTCTCAAAAGGGTTCAAACGAACAGCGGAAACATCTATCTTTGCAGATATTGCTCCACGAATTGAATGAGCACCTGTCACCGTTTCGGTAACAGTAGCCCAATTGTTCGTATAGCTCGATACTATGGAATCACTGACCGAGTTGAACGAGGTTGAAAAACCCTGCCTCTCGGACCAGATGGTTCTTTGCTGATTCATCAACGTTACGGAATTCGCGATGTCACGGGCGTCGTACGCAAGCGTACGCCACCCATAACGACCTTCGATCCATGCGTTGAGGATTCTCTTGCGAGATAATCCGCGGGACAGATTTTGAAGCTTTTTGCCAAAGCCGTTAATCATATCCACAGTTTTGGGTAGCTCTGACGCGAACGTCAAAGCATCCCATCCCTGCGCATAGATTTCGGCAGCAGCTTTTTGCAACATATAGTCTGCTCCGCTAGTATCAGCCGCAGGAGGACTGTATTCACTGGGAAGAAAATTCACCAAAGGATCCCATCTAGCCCAAACACTCGGGTTAGAGGCGTACTCGGTGTACCATTGACCAGGGGTAACCACAATTTCTTGTGCTTCCTTCTGGATCCATGGAGTATGGGGAAGTAAAAACCCCATCTTTTTCTTCTTAGTGTAGTTCGGCGTATTTACACCCTGAACAAGCCCATCTTTCGCATAAAATGTATAGTCCGCATAATACGGACCCCCAGTGTTGGTTGAACCAACCTGGGTGATAACTACATCTGTGCCAGGAAGGAACTTGTTTATATTGGGAGTAAAATCCGCCATACAGCTCTCCTTGTTGTCGTTCTATAGTAAGACCACAGCTCCAAATAACTGTAGTCCAACAGGACTCCGGAATGGAGTGGAAGAAAATCTCCCACCAGCCAACTCAACATTGAGTAAGGCTAATCCTGGGTTTGAGGTTTCAAACTCTCATCACCTTGCTGTTACCACATTAGGTAATGTAAGGTATGCCTGCCAAGTTTTCCGTATCCGCTTTCGCCGATGCTAAGAAAACAAACCGTCGTGAAAACGACGATCAGACACACAGTTGCGCTTCATGCGCCGAGTCTGATGACACCCGAAAGGGTG